CCTGAGTAAGCGAGGCCTTGAGTTCTAACTATCGGACTTCCCTGTGGCAGGGGGATTTAGCCTTTAACCCAAAACCCTGGGTGCATCGATTTGGGTGGGGTAAGCAAACCTGTAAGCCGAGTTATGTGTCCCCTTTGACTTTCGTCTGCGGTAAAATTTCCTGTTTTGCCGCAACGAAAAGAGGGCACATTTTGCCGCAACGCAGGGAGGTTACCAGTGACATCAATCGAAGCCCAAGCCCAGGTTATTGCATTACTCAAACACTACTTCACCGAGCTAGCATTCCAGGATCTTTCACCACCAACCCTCGCAAAATATAAACAATGCCTCGAGTACTTCTTGTCCTGGCTGCAGGGGCAACCATTATCAGCCGGGGCGGCAAAGATGTTTCTTGCCGAGCTTCGGGAGCGAGGCTATAAGCCGAGAAGTGTTCAGCTCTACTACCATGCTATAAAGCCGTTCCTGGAATTTCACGGTATCCCATTCAAGCTCAAATTTAAGAAGCCGCGAGAGTTACCACAGTACCATTCAACGTAGGACATCAATTCGATCCTGGATATCGCCTCCAGGCGGACCGATAAGTGGGCAAAGCTTCGAGATCGAGACCAGCTCATCCTCCTCATGTTAGCCTTTACCGGGGCGAGAGCGTCAGAACTCCTAAGCCTTCGCCCTTGCGATATCACCCAAGATTTTATCTTCATCAGGAAAGGTAAAGGCAGCAAGGACCGCTCCATCCCGCTAGCCAAAATTCTCATCGGTCCGCTGAAGGACTATTTAACCCGGGAGAGCATTAAGTCCACCGATAGGCTATTCCCTGTTCAGCGGCGGCGCCTTTACACCATCGTCAAGCAATACGCCACGGCTGCCGGCATTAACGACGTGAGTCCGCACACCTTAAGACACTACTTTGCTACTACCCTGGTTGAGCGCGGAGCTCACCTCAAAGCCGTCCAGGAATTGCTTGGCCACGCCGATATCTCTACCACGGCAATCTACCTTGACCTTATCCCAAGCCATCTCAAAAGCTCAATCGCTCTGCTTGACGAAAGCATAAGCGGAAGTAAAAGCGTAAGTGTAAGCGGAAGCTTAAGCTTAAGCAGTAAAAACCCAAAATCTAGAAGGAAGAAAGGGGGAACCCTCATATGTGGCTCAGAATCCAGGAAGGCGACACCATCCAGGCGATCATCGATTTTAGTTCCATTAAGACCGTTGCCAAGCATTGGACGGGGCAGCGAAGCGAGCTCTGTCTTGGCCAGGGCTGCCCCTACTGCCTCGCAGGAAACCTCAAACGATGGAGATACCAGGCAAAGCTCGTTGTTGACAGCCAGCCCGTTGATTGGGAGTTCGGGGAGCAGGTAATGAGGGACCTTAGTTCAGTACCTCACGATATAAGCTATGCCCGCATAACGATTACCAGGCTGGGCGAGGGCAGGAAAACAGTCTACCAGGTTGCACCGCAAAGCGAAGCGAAGCAAGAAAGTGAAGAACAACAGGCACCCTTGTCAATCGCTAATAAATACACCAGGGGGAAATATGGGCACAGCGTCAAATACTAAGCCAAACACTAAAAAATACCGAGACGACGGCTACCACATCAGGGAATTTGATCCCGAAGCCAGGCGCATGGCCAACGCAGGAGCATCACTGGCCAACGTCCACATCGGCACATGGATAGCCCAGGCCGTAAAAGAGAAGTTTACCCGCGACGTAACGAATAACAGAACGGGGGATTGATATCATGGCGGTTAAATTAAATTTGCTTCAGGTAGCCCTATCAAAGCAGGACTATGACCTTGCCGCTCACGCCCTGGTCTATGGCATGGTCAAGGTGAAAGTAGAACAGAATGGCAAAAAGAGGCGGTCAAAAGAACAACCAAAACGCTAGGACGCACGGCTTTTATAGCCGCGCACTAACCGAGGCGGAGCAGGTTGAACTCGAGGAAGCAGGCTTTGTCGAGGGACTCGACCAGGAGATCGCTTTGCTCCGGGTAAAGCTCAGGGAGCTCGTCGAGAACGAGCCAGAACGTATCGACTTGCACCTGGAGGCAGCCAATACCATTGCCCGCCTGGTACGCACCCGATATCAGATCACAAGCGAGCAAAAGCGGTCCTTAAAGGATGCCATCGCTAAGGTTCTAACAGAGGTGGCCGTTCCCCTGGGGATTACCATAGCAACGAAAGCGCTAACAAAATGAAACTAAGACCCTACCAACAGGAAGTAGCAAAGGCGGTACTCGAGAGCGTCCAGAGCCGCAGCGGATTAACCCTATCAGTGGAGATTTCCCGCCAGGGCGGCAAGAACGAGCTGTCGGCTCACATTGAAGTCCTCCTGCTAACCCTTTACATGGCCCAGGGCGGCAACCTGGTTAAATGCTCACCCACCTTCAAGCCGCAGACGATTATCTCCATGCAGAGGCTAAAGGAACGCCTTGATGAGTTCGGCTACGGTGGCATCTACCACACCGAAATGGGATACATCATCACCCTGGGAGCAGCTCACCAGGTCTTCCTCTCAGCCGACGAGTCGGCTTCCGTTGTAGGTCATACCGCCGACATCCTCCTGGAGGTGGACGAGTCTCAGGACGTAGCCAAGGAGAAATACACCAAGGAGTTCCGACCAATGGGATCATCCACCAACGCCACGACGATTCACTACGGGACAACCTGGGACGACGCCACCTTGCTAGAGGAGATTAAGCAGACCAACATTGAGCTTGAGCGGAAGGACGGCATCAAGCGTCACTTCCGATATGACTGGCAGGAAGTATCCAGGCACAATCCAGCTTATAAGAAGTATGTCGAGAGCGAGCGGGCTAGACTAGGTGAGGAGCATCCTCTCTTCAGAACCCAATACATGTTATTGCCTATTAGTGGAGGGGGCGGATTCCTCACCCGCCAGCAGATCGTGACAATGATGAGCTCACATCCCCGCCTTAAAGAGCCAGAGCCTGGCAAAGTCTACACCGCCGGCATAGACCTGGCAGGGGAGAGGGAGCAGACCAAGGACGAAGCCCTGGCGGCAGCCAGGCAAAAGCTCGACTCAACAGTGATTACTATCGCAGCGATAGACACCACCCGCACCGAGCCATCCCTACGAGTAGTTGAGCATTACCAGTGGACAGGCATGCCGCACACCCAGGTCTACAGCCAGACGGTGGATATCTTAAAGAAGTGGAATTGCCGCAGGGTCACCGTTGACGCTACCGGTATCGGGCAGCCCGTAGCTAGCTTCTTGAGAAAGGAGCTTGGCAGCCGCATACAGCCGTTCACATTCACGCAGAAGAGCAAGTCAGAGCTGGCTTTCGAAGTGTTGGCGTTCGTCAATAGTTCCAGGTTGAAACTTTATAAGCAGGACGGCAGCCCCGAGTATAAGGCAATGATGTTTCAGCTAGAGAAAGCACGGCAGCAATTCCGTCCCAACCAGACGATGAATTTCTACGTCGACCCATCGGAGGGGCACGACGATTATTTGATGAGCCTTGCCCTGCTAGTCGAAGGGGCAAAAGACTTTATTCCGAGAATAGCCAAGGGAGGCTTACGAGATGAATGAATTTAATCCTTCAGAATTAGCCCGCCTCGACACAAACAGGCTGGCGGACTACACCAACAACCTCAATTTCTACAAAGGGAACCAGTGGGAGAAACAAGGGAGGCATCGCCAGCTCGTATTTAACTATGCCAAGGTGGCCATCGATAAGGTCACCAGCTATTTAATGCAGGGATTGACCTTCGCCTGCTACCCTGCCGAGAACACCGACGAGCTCAAAGAAAAGGTTGTCCGTGCAGAGCACCTACTCCAGGACATCTATCAAAACAACAACCTCCAGCAGCTAGACTGGGAGACCGAGATAGACACCGCTATCCTGGGCGACGGATGCTACAAGGTCATCTGGGACCCGGATGAGAAGCGTATCAAGATCACCGCCCCCGATATCCGGGGGATCTACGCCTGGTGGCTTGGCGATGACCTGAGCAACGTGTGGCGGGTGGCTTCCAGGTATAAGCTCAGCAAGGCCGAAGCCGACCTTCTTTATGGCGCCACAAAAGCGGCCACCGTCACAGAACTGTGGACAGCCAAGGACTTCGAGCTCTTCCTGGATAACGACCGCATCGAGTCAAAGCCCAACCCCTACGGCTTCATCCCGTTCATTATCTTCCCTAACCTCAGAGAGCCTAAACAGTTTTGGGGGACTTCCGATATCCCCTCAGTTAAACAGCCGCAGCGGGAGTTGAATCGAGCGGTCAGCCAGTTGTCCCGGATCCTGGAGCTGTCAGGCAATCCCATCGCTGTGCTCGAGAATATCGGCGAATCAGAGGATATCCAGGTCCAACCAGGAGCGGTGTGGACCATCCCCGAGGATGCCAAGGCCTACTTGCTAGACCTACTCCAGGGCGGCGGCATCAGACTGCATATCGATTACATTGATTTGATTTACCGCTGCCTTCACGATATCTCCGAGACGCCTCGAGCAGCCTATGGCGGCACCGAGAGGGACTTATCAGGAGCAGCCATGCAGATTGAGCTCGGAGCATTGATTCAGAAGGTGACCAGGAAAAGGACCATCAGGACAAACGCCTACCACCAGAGAACCGACATGATCCTGCGGCTGGCAGCCAAGTATATGAACGAGAACCTTGACGGGATTACCCACCGTGTTGTGTGGGGGGAGATCCTTCCCCAGGATACCCAGCGACAGGCTCAGAACGAGCAGCTCCTTGTCCAGGCAGGAGTCCATTCACGCAGAACGGCCATGGACGAAATGGGCATCATGGACCCGGATGAGGAGTTCAACAGGTGGCTTGAGGAGAGGGAGAAGATCCTGAAAATGAACCAGGAGTTTAGGGCAGCGTCCACACGTGGCGGAGCGAGAGAGAGAGCGGTTGCCGCGGACATGGAAGTGCCTGAATGATAACTCAATAACAAGGAGGAATTTATGGCAGAAGCCAATGCGTTAACCAACGCAGAAGACCAGGAGAATAAGGAAGTCCCGGAGAACCAGGACAAAGCCCCTACGGCAGAGGACATCGCCGCTGTCAGGGCCCAGCTCGAGGAGGAGCAGAAGGCCAAGTCCACCCTGGAGGAAGCCATGGCCGAGAAGGACACCAGGCTCGCCGAGCTCGAGGCGGCGTTAAGCGAAGCGAAGCAGGGAAGCGAAGCCTCAGCCACCGAGCTCGCATCGGTGAAAGAAGCCAGGGACGAGGCCGTTTCCAAGTACCTCGGCATGGCCAAAGCCTCCAATCCCCAGGTTCCCCAGGACATGATCAGTGGCGAGACCATCGCTGAGATCGACGCTTCAGTCGAGAAAGGCAAAGGGCTTGTCTCTGCGGTCAAGAAGACCCTGGAATCCGAAACTGCGGCAGCCAAAGTACCTGCAGGGGCTCCAACCAGGGGAGAAACGACCGAAGGCATGTCCAATAAGGAGATGATCGCCGCGGGACTTCGACAAAAAGGAGGAACTAGCTAACTATGAGCATATCTTTAGCAGAAGCAAGTAAACTCTCTACTGATATCCTTCTTAAGGGAATCATAGAGACTATAATCAAGGACAGCCCTATTCTGCAGGAGCTGCCCTTCATTCAGATTGTAGGCAACAGTCTGAAATACAACCGTGAGAAGACGTTGCCTACTGTAGGGTGGTATGCACCTGTATCGGGCAACTGGACTCAGTCAGAGCCCGAGTTCGAGCAGGTGACCGCTACCCTTCAGATCCTTGGCGGAGACGCCGATGTCGACAACTTCCTTAAGGCCACCAGGAGTAATGTCCAGGACCTCGAGGTTGCCGTCATCGAGCAGAAGGCCAAGGCGGTCCAGCATGAGTTTGAGAACGCCTTCCTTAACGGGTCGGGTGCCAGTGAACAGCCCTCGGGGTTGTATGTCCTGCTTTCGGACACAGCCTGGGTAGCCGATACCGTCACAGAGGTGGGCGACATTGTCGTCCCCACCGAAGGACTCGAGAACGGCTTCCGGTATGAGTGCACGGCGGCAGCCGGTGATAAAAAGACTCATGCCACCACCGAGCCCACCTGGCCAACCCAGGAGGGAGCCACCGTTGTTGACGACCAGGTGACGTGGACCTGCAAGTACGGTCACCACTTGGGAACGGGAGCCAACGGTGCCACGTTGAGTCTTAACAACCTGGATAAGCTCATTGACCTTGTCAGAGGCGGCAAGCCCGACATGCTCTTGATGAGCAAGAGGAGCCGGAGGAAGCTCCAGTCCCTTATCAGGGCGTCAGGTACAGTCCTTGAGACTAGGCCAGGGATGTTCATGGAGCAGATCCAGATGTATAACGGCATCAGGATAGCCGTTTCCGATTGGATCAAGGACAACTACACCGTCGGCACTTCCACCACTGCTTGCT